TCCCGTATCCACCGCTACGGCTTGAAGATGAACAAAACCACCGGAGCATTCACGAGGCTCTACGATGCGTATGGTAAGACCTTCAGGCGGCACGTTGACACCCTTGGTACACTGAGTGATTTCTCCACACTTTTCCCTTGGAAAGACATGAAAACCGTAAAGGTCGATGCTTCACGCAACATTTTGTCGGTCATAGGCGATGCGAATTGGGACACAACCGATGCTGACGAAATGGTCATGATTCCCACGTGCTGGTCGAAGAAGTGGGAAGATGCGACATATGAGTACATGGTGGTGTCCGATGCGCCATTCGAGGACTATCTCCCGATTGGCTTCATCAAGCCTGACGGCTCCGTGAACAGATACCGCCTCATCGGTGCGGTGCATACGTCCAATGTATCGACAACGCCATTTTCCAAAGCCGGGGTCATGCCGAAATACAATCATCCACTGTACCATGCGACCACTGGCTTCCAAATCGATGCGACAAACAAAGGCACGGGGTGGAGCAATGTGGACAGTCAAGCTTTTGAACTCGTGACGAGGCTTATGTGCGTGGAAATCGGCTCACATAATGTCAAGACACTCATCGGGCAGGGCATCAATGGAATGTCAAATTCGTACTCTGCGCTGAATGTGTGTACCGTGGCGACAAGCACGGCGAATACGTTTATCATGGCGAAAACCAGAAGCACGTATTTTAAGGTCGGCATGATGGTGCAGATTGGTACTTCGTATACGGCAAACGGACTCGCGGCAAACAGATATATCACAGAAATATCAGAATATGACGGAACGAACGACACGATAACCGTTGACGGTGCAGTGTTCACCACCACGACATCAAGCACCATCGCCACATGGGGACAGCCGCTACCAGAGGCACAGCTACAGGCTCTCAAGAACGAGAGCGGCTATGTGTTGCAATTCGGCGCGGAAAACCTGAGCCATGTGTGCTACAGGGGAATTTGGGACTTCTGGGGGAATATGTGGCAGTTCATGTCGGGACTCACGAGATACGACATGCAATTCTATTCCTGCCTAGACATTACTAAGATGAACGTCAACGACCCACGCAGCGTCGCTGGCTGGATACCGACTGGGAAAGCACCGGATTTGACTGAAGGATATCTGAAGACTAGGCAGACGTACCGGCATCCGCTGGGTGAGATTGGTGTACCGGAAACTACGGGAGGAGGTGCTGGGTCTACGACATGGTGGGGAGCGTATACGTATTACTTCAATAGCAGTTACATGGGAATCCGGTCTGTCCTCTTTGGTGGCTACTGGAACATTGGTGCGCATGTTTCGCCCTTCTGTTGGAATGGTAACTATTCTCCTGCGTACACGAACATCGGCATTGGCGGTCGGCTCATCGCATAAATTATTGGAGGTATCATGACTATAAATTCTAAATCAGACAACGACAAATTTACTCTCTTTCCCGATGGGACACTCCATCTTTACGACAATCTGCGAGAGGTACAGCGAGAAGACCACACCGAGTACGAGGGCGAACTCTTCATCATGCACACGGCACTCACGCAAGCCGAGGTCGAGGCGCAGTTCGATTCCCTGCTTGCGGTTGAGAAAGCAAAATGGGCGGTGGTGGTGGCCAAAGCTGAGGCTCAGAGGGCGCAGAAGGTTCTAGCCGACACCGATTACAAAATCATCAAGGCGATGGAGAAGTTGCTTGTTGCACAAGGCTTGGTCGAGAGTCGGGAATCGCTGAGGGATGCGGTGAGAGGGGCGATGTGACGTGGTGAGTGAAAAGTGAGAGACGACCTATTCAAGCATATGGCGGTGTCGTTCATCATAGCATCGCTACTATGCATACCGTTCCAGTTTTCCAATTCAAAGCCATTGCTCATCGGCGAAGCCACAGTCACACTTGGCATTGGCCTAGGAAAAGAGATACACGACAACCGAAACGGTGGTACGGGATGGGATTGGGCTGACTTGGGTTATGACGCTTTGGGAGTAGGACTTGCGGTCGGATTGCATTACCTTACGGGGGAGCTATGGAAGAACAGATGAGGTTGTTAGAGGACAGAATCCTTGCATTGGAAACCCGCGTGTCGCTTCAGGATGAAACGATCAGGATGTTTTTCATACACAAGCAGGATAAGTCCTACATAAAACCCGTTGTCCGAATGGGGAGGCTTTCGAAAGCCACTCTCGGAGGCTCGATTGTACTGGGTGCGGTGAACCTGCTGAGGTTTTTATTGGATATGTTCTTGGCATGACTTCCCCGAGTCGGGCGGGGCGATTCTCTCAAAAGAGGAAAGGATATGGAAATCAGACCTGAATTTATCGTCCTTGCCTTGTTTTTGAACATCCTAGGTGGTATCCTCAAATACAGGACTCCGGTAAGCAATGAACTGCTCCCGCTGATTCTGTTCGTGGTGGCGTGTATCGCATCCACGATTTGGGGATACGGCCTTGTGTTGGGAACAGGGAGGGCGGTACGGGCGTTCGTGATGTACGGCGTTGTCCACGGAACGGTGGTCACGGCCATAGCGGTATATGGCTGGGATCTCATCTATGGACTCTACCGATACGGGATTAAGAAAAAGGAGGGAGCATGAAAAGCTTTCAAAAAAACCTAGCGGTGACGTTTCTGTCATTCTTGACGCTCGGCATCTACGGATACCTGCACAAGTTTAATATATCCGTCATGGTGGATTTGGCAACCATCCTATTGATATACTCGATAATCAATCTGCTGTACGAGGATATATGCCGAAAGGGGTTGTTCAAAGACACTAGGTCTAAGCAGACTTGGCAGTACTACGCGGGAATCGGGCTGATATGGACAGCGAATCTGATGTTTGCCGAGGCGTTTATAGCCGAGAGCATGAGAGCGATGTGGGTGCGTCTGGCCTGCACGTTTCTTCTTGTGGTGCTGGGGACTGTTTGGTTCGCTACTTCCTATCCACGTTCGCTCCGTTCGGATGATGAGAGAGCTGAACTTAACATCCAGCGACAAAGAGCGGATATGCAACGATGGTGGCAAGGAATTGCTCGAAAGATTGTCAAAGAGAAAGACCCCGAGGAAAAAAAGAAACTACTCGATCTCAATCTTAGATATCATCTTTCTGGCGATGTTCTTGGTGGTGCTCTGGATTTTTCCAGACCTCTTGCTGTCGTGGGCTCCGAGGCTCTGACACATGAGGAACTACAGGTGGTACGTCCGGTTACGGAGAGCATTATCGCGCTTCGTAAATCTATTCCAGTATACTTTCAGACCTTGTTGGCTGAATAGGAGGTGTTCATGTGGGGAAAATACTCTCGTGGCTATGGAAAAATCGTCGCGATGTCGCTTCTTTTGGTGCTGGTGCTGTCGCCTCTGGCAGCGTCTTGGCCTTTCTTCTCTGGGACAAAAGCAAAAACGGAGACAGTGGATTCATCGACCATGGAGCAACTGAACTTGTTAATCGATCAATTGGAGAATCAGTTGACCGAGCAGGAGCAGATGTTGAGCAACTCCAACGCGACCATAGCGAGCTTATCCAAGGAGCTGTCGATAGTAAAAGCACTCTTGCCAGTATCCGAAGCCTCGTACAAAACCTTGAAAGGGGAATACGATAGGTTGGTTGCGGAAGTGGCGCGGCTTGAGAAGAACCAGAAAAGCGACTGGGGCGGACTTGTGGGACTTGGTGGTACATACACGCCATCAACCGGACAAATCGGCGCTGAGGCTACCGTAGGGGCTACATATAAAAAATGGACACTCACTATGGGAGTCGGGTTCCAGCCTGCGACATGGTGGCCTATCGCGCCTACTATAAACGACCTGAATTTCAAGACCGGATTGCAGTTCTCATTCTAACGTTCTCTAATCGATTACAGAACAGCCTCCCCTAATCGGGAGGCTTTCTTTATCAACCGGAACAGATAGATGGTCGCTACCGCAAACCATAATAGAAGATTCACGTACAGCGAGAACAGCGTGTACCCTTTCACCACCAGCGCGACACGGAACGTCCCAAGCGAGATCGCCACGTACAGCAACGAGAAGGCCACGCCAGCCAACGCAAGCCGTCTGGTGCGTATGCAATGTACTTTCGCCCAATACAAAGCAAGCAGAGCCAGCACATCCGACAGCAATAATAAAATCCCCATATCTCCCATTGACAACCATCCTTTGGTAAGTTACTATTAATCATCCTTCTTGCGAGTGCGTTCACCTCCTTTCCCCCGAGATTCATTCCCTCGGGGGTTTTACATCTTCGGCATCGGCAGCCAGCTATCAACCGCGCCCTCGACAATCCTCACTGACGAATAGTCGCCCCAGTTGTCGATCAACTCGTACCAGCCTTCTGTCACGTAGTACTCATCCTTAGCCTCGTCATAGTCGCAATCTTCAGGCTCGCAATCGTCTGATGCCACTTCTTGGAACTTACGGAAGTACTCAGCACGGACAACGCACTCTCTGCCATAGCGGCTTTTATAGTGTGCTAGGACTTCTTGGTCTTTGTCCGGCAAGCGTTCGGTGGCGGGAATGGTGGTGAGTTGCTTTGCAAGCCATGCGGTGAACGCTGGTCTGTAGACATTTTTTCCACTATCGCTCAATGCGATTATTGCGCTTTCACCCGTTTCCCTCTCATACCGTTTCATGAGTTCGTTCATACTAGAATCTCCTATAATTCATATCCGCGATATTTTTTTAATTCATTCGTTCCCTCGATATCTTTTTTTGATCTTTGCCTCTCGTGCTTATTCGCGCACTTTTTCAAAAAACTACGATATCTTGAGTGATGCCTTGATTTCCAAGGTTTTTTATCGTCTACCTGAAGTCTGGCAGATTCGACCTGTTCTGGTGAATCGTATTCCATTCCTACGCCCTCCTATTCCACGCATCGATTGCCTGTTGCTTTGTTGGATACCCGTCAGTGCACACAAGCACTGGTTTATCAATATACACATTCCATTCGTCTTTCTTTTCCACCCACTCATCATCCTCAAAGCGTTCGACATCTTCTTCGTGATGTATTTATGGGTACAAGTTTTTATCCCACGGTGTCGGTAAGCAACCATTTTCATCAACCCTACCTAAATCTTTTGCCCTGAATTTATAATCACCATCAATTTCTATCACCTCCATCAAGTGCATTTCCTCAATTTCGTTTTCGTAATCAACGGTAACACTTTCTACAAATTGGTAGCCTATTTCATAATTTTTCATCCCTTCCTCCCTTCCAGTTCCTCATCGGTCATAAGCGGCAAGTCGTAAAACACAGGAGTCTCCCCAAAATGATTCGAGTCCTGCATAAAGTCTGCCATAGCGTGCTTGATGATATTTTCCTCCAGCGCCTCGTTGGTGATTCCAGTGCAAGCGTTCACACATAGAACAATGCGTTTGGCGTTGGCTTCCACCTCTTCCAATGGTTTACCACCAAGTTCTGCAATGCTTGTGTAGTCTCCTTTTGCAAATATAGATGACAGTGAAGCATAATGCCACCTATCTCTTCTAGCTTCCCACGGCTCTTTTGTGTGTTTCATGTTTACTCCTTTATTCCAAAGACTTTCTTACACAATCTTTTCGGCACGTTTTCTTTTTTAATCAACACGGAACCATCTTCCATCACGTTGTCTAGCATCGGTGACGGCTCAGGCTTGAACGGCCTAGACTCGACTGGCTTTCCGTTGTAGAGCCTAGTGCATTCACCTGTATTTTTGTTCAGCATCATGCCGTAGGTATCGACTTCCGCCCTCGGCACCCCTCCCGCATGGCCGTCAAATGTCCAGCCCCCGAATGGCGGTACGGGCTTCGGTGGTTGATACAAATATGGGTTATCAAACTTCATGCCATCATCGCTGGTTTTGATACCGGGTAGCGGATGGTATCTGGACTCATCGTCTATATACGTTCCTAGCATCGTCATGCGACCACCGAGATTTGGCTTGATACCAGTATTAATCCATCCACATGCAGCCGTGATAATCTCTAGAGCCTCACCCAAGGCTTGCAACTCCATCATCCATCTATCGTTCTGATTTGTGGATTTGATCAAGAGATACGGAATGGTGTCGATAAACATGATAGGCCAAGTTTCACCGCCGCATTTAAAGCAAGGTATACGGTATCCAGCAGGGCCGAAGGCTATCTTGCAAGTCTTGCAATACAGCGTGTCGCAATTCTTGCCAATATGCACAGACTTGCCATTGCCATCCGCTATCTCGCCTGTTTTTAGGTTCATTGCGATTGTCATGATTTTCTCCCTTCAGCATCAATCATGCCAGACTCCCATACTCTCACCCCATATTCTTTGGAAAAACTGCTTGGCTGTTGGTCGAGTATGGCTTCGTGTAATTTTACAGAGTCCAGCACAATTCCCTTTTCCAACGCCTCATTGGTGATTCCAGCGCAAGCATCAATTGTTAGATTACATCTAGATTCAGTAACGGCTAGCCACCTGTCCTTTTCTTGTAATATCAAACAAATTTCTGATGGAGATACGCCAAGATAAGTTGCCATTCTCCTGTCTGGGAATCCAAGCCTGTGCATTACTTTGATTGCAACTACTTCTGCGGTGGTTAATTTTGCATATGTATTGTGCATGCCAAATTTTTGTACATAGTATTTTGCCCTGCCTTTTGCTTCCTTGTCTGCATTATTCTCTGCTCTCGTCCCAATCCACAAATGACTTGGATTTACACATAACGGGTTATCACAAGTATGGCAAACACAATCGCTGTCTTTAAGTGATACGTTGTTATGCAACATATAAGACATTCTATGTGTTGTGATTGTTTTATGACCATAGTGCAATACGCCATAACCGGCAGACCGCGTTCCTTTTGTCCATATCCAACAATCATCTTCACCTTTTTTATCGACATTATCCCAAAACTTCTTTATATACTTTTCTTGCCTCCACGGTTCTTTCGTGTGTTTCATACTCTCCCACTTTGCGCCCTGCGCTCCTTCTTGCTCATCTTCGGCTTGACCCTCGGCATTACCGGAACGATTCTCGACTGGATCACGGATATTCCGCACTTCTTGCAGACACCGAGAAATCCCTTGCCTTCGACAAAACGCTTGGTTGTGTCGTCGATGATGTGGATACAATGGTTCATGATTGCTCCTCCACTCTCTTAAACTCGATTACCCACACCCATGGATTATCAGACCATGGATAACCACGCTTAACGTTGATTTTGTTCCACAACCTTGCATACCAAAGCACGCAATCTCCTCCAGCTTCTAAGTCTGGATAGCCTTCCTTGATCGCATCGAAAGGGCTGATATCCTGTAACCGCTCGATTCTGACATCGGTAACCTCTAGCGTGATGCGTGAAGCCCAATGTGGCATGAACATGGGTGAACGCTTCATAAGACCACCAAGAGCCTCGCTAGCAAGGTAATGGACGTTTGCGCCATTCGGGATAAGGCTTGGTTTGAAAGCATCGAAGTAGTGTGTTGTTGCCCATGCCTCTTTCACCCACAAGCGATCGCCAATCACTCCGTAAGGACTCAAAAGTACATGAGCGCCATTATAATCTGCGTCTTGTGGGAATTGTGGTTTACAAATACGCCTTGTCATGGTCTTCGTGCCACCAATGATACCTCTTACGCTCTCGGGTCCCATGATAATTGAATGTTCGTTCATGATTGCTCCTTCGCCTTGTGGATGTTGCCGATGACCTCCGACATGCAAGTATCTCCGTAATAATCATCAATCGAGAAACCGATTATTCTTGCATACCCATAACACCCCTGCCCGTAAGTCTTGGACTCTTTGCGTGATTCATAAGTAACGGTTAAAGTACCGCCATTCGACCACTTCAAAATATCCCCCTCAAAAATTCTCGTCCCGTTCTTGTCGGTGAGTCCGGTAAACTGCTCCTTGATGTACCTATCGTCATGCCAAGGATTGGACATATTGTACATGGCTTCCAATCCAGCAAAATTCAAAAAGTCGTCAATCATGCGGTTTTTCTTAGTATCCCATGCTCTGAATGCAAATTCTCTCATACACCCTCCAGCTTTCGTCCGCAAAATGGACAGTATGCAATCTCAAAGTCGCCAGTGTTCTCATGTTCGGGACTTTGAATCTGAATCTCGCTGTACCCATAACTTGTCACATATAACGACAGCTTCATGCCGTTATGCTCCAAGGTCTTTTTGGAATCCTTCTTGCAGTACTCGCAACCAACGGGATGCTCGGAGAGCCATTTTTTGGCACGCTCGACTGCTTCGGTTCCAACGCACATAGTATCATTGAACGGGCAATTAACGCCCTCGTTGATGTATGAATTGCTACCACCATAACAAATAATCCGACCGCATCCACCATTTCTAACTATCGTCTCACAAATAAATCTATCCATTGATTCCATTCCCCATCTCCTTCGCCTTCTCATCGTACTGCATGATTCCCCACTGAATGGCGCAACAACACCAGATAAAATGATCAGTGAAAACCCTGCAAGAACTCCATGAAAAATCATCCATCGGGATATCCAATGAACAGTGCTCACGAATAGCCTCAACGGCTTCGTACTCATCATTGCAATGGAGCAAATCGTACAACTCAAATTTTTCATTTTCTGTGAGTTCTTCTTCTTGCTCCCGCCCAAGGCATTCACGCGCATGATCAACAACGCAGTCCTCAAATTCTTTGATGCTAAACTCTCTGATACCGTCACCGAAAATTGATTCTGAAAGGCACTTCTCAGACCAGTAATCGAAATTCGGATGCACTTCGCCATCATTACTTCTAAAGAACTCGAACATATCCTCAATCCGCGAGAATACATATGTTCCCATATCGCCGGTGTAGACTAGATGATGTGGGAATGTGACCAGATCAAAATAGAAAGCGCTTTCGTGTGGTTTCCTGAACCGTATATGGCGGTATAAGCCATCGTTTTTAAAGATGGTAATCTCATGCTCTTTTACATCCTTCAGAAAATTTTCTTTTGTTACTTTATGATTCATTTCATCTCCTTCGCCTTCTGCAAGGCCCATTCCCCAACCCGCCACAGCGGATACACCGCCACGGCCAGAACGAACAATACCAGGAATCCGATACAGCCATCCATATCCACCTCTACCATCAGTATACCGTATCTTGGTTAAATGTCAACTAAAACTTTGCCCCATTTTCAGGGGCATGTGACCGCTTGGGGACGTCTCCCGCACAAGCTTGCGGCTAGCTATAGCACAAAGATATGACAATTGCGGGATTCTGTCAAGGTTTGTGACAAAAGCAACGTTATAAGTTTATGCCACACATATCGGGGCAATCATTGCAGTACCCTATGAATGTACTTTTGTCGTGCATACTTACAAGGCATTTACTCCCCAGAAATTTGACAGATTCAGCACGTATCAATCCTGATTCTATGTACATATTTTTCTTATCAGGTCTAAAAACGGTATCGATCACTTTGGAATTTACCAACAGTTCATTTTGTAGTTCGTTCTTTTCAATTCCATCTTTAATGCTTGTGTTGAAATCGCAGGTGACGACACGCAGCACGGATTTGCAAAACTTTTTAAGCCTGTGGTATTGGTTCAGTCGGTGTGCTATCTCTTGCTTGCTATCTAGGGCTGAGATTGAAGTGTTGACACATATATTGAGTTTTTGCATTTTCTCAAGCAAGTTGTCTGTTAATACCTCCCAATGTTTAGTGATGATAACTATAGGCTTATCGGCAATCGAAAGAATCTCACATACATTGATGGTATGCTCCCAATTGTATGACGGGTCGCCCATTTCACCTATCCTGATAAAAGGCATATCGATATTTCGGATTTGATGTACTATGTCACCTATATGCTCCTGATCGCTAGCATCGAACAAGTATAGCTGGTCACACTCACGGCTAAAACCTCTTTTTACAGTGTGGGTAAAATCGAGCTTGTACCTTTTCGCTATCTGCAATGCGTAGCAATTCCCATAGCATCCAAGCGGCTTGTCTTTCCCACACACCAAGCACCCTTTAACAGTGTCGAGGATGTAGCATCCCCGACTATTTTTACTCAAGGTTATCTTTTCAAGAAATGTTTTCACAGCCTGCCGACCTTGCTGAATCTGTCACCGATATTAGAAATGTCACCCTTGTAGAACACCAATATTTTCTGTTCAGATTTCGGGAACTTCCTGGTATTCAGGGTAACTTTTGCGTGTGCCCTTCTGGTAAACTCTGATTCAAGATAGGTTATTTTGTTATAGATGTGTAAGCCTTGTGACTTGAAAAATAACTCATGCTCTGCCTCACAGCCATAGTACGCACCCTTGCTGTCACGAGAATCCCCAATCATAACCACAAAGAAACAATCATCGTTCAGAACTGAAATAGCTTTCTTGTATCCCTCAAAAAGCATGGCTCTAAATTCCTCATACGTGCTGAGTGAATTGAGTTCATTGGCTGGTGGCTTCCCATCATAGTCAAGATATTTCTCTACCTTGTAGTACGGTGGACAGGTAAAGCACAGGTCGAAATTACCAGCGGGCACATACGATGAAGAATCACTTTTTATCCATTTGGCACATCCAAAATCAGAGCAAAGCATATTGTTTGCATCACACTGGTTTTGCCTAATTTCGCTTGCAACATACTCATAGCCATAACTGCCTGTGATAAAACCGAACTGAACACCACCGCCAAACGGGTTGTACACTCTTTTACCGTCTTTTGGCATAAAGAACCTAAGAATAACTTCACACGCAACAGGGTCAAGAACTGAAGCATTCGCATTCAATGACTTCTCACGGTGGTCAACTATCTCTCCATCTTCTACAGTCTGATAGCCAAGCACTACGTTTGACAATCCATTGGTTCCCTGCCAGCAACCGCTACGAGTAGCGGCTTTCGGGTCTGGAATATCGAACTTTACCCCAGCGGCTTCAATCTGTTCATTCCATTCCTTTTTCATTTTCATCCAGTCACCCTTGTAAGAGTTCCAACAGTTGGTCATGGTTGCGTGTGCAAGCCTTTTAAACCTTACTTGCGACATTTCTCCATGCACCATGTAATGGTATCCGCTTAATTCAAGATAGGTCTTGAAACCAACTGAAGCCAGAACGCTTGGTTTCTCAAGGTCATGCTTTGTTGAAACCGTCATGATCATTGGATACCCAAAAGTGTTCTGCTCAATAATCTTCTCAAGCATCATCTTGTATAAGTCAACGTCTTTCTTATCTTCCTCCATTGCAGATTGTAGCAAGCAAAACTCACCAACCTCATGGTTAATTTGGAATGTGAAGAATCCAGCGAACTCGCTGTTAACCTCAAGCACCACTGCTGAGTGTATCTGCATATTCTTTCTTGCGGCACGGTATGCAACTTTGTCACGGATAGCCAAATCAGCTATCTTAATAGAATACTCAGAATCAACAACCTTTTCGATGCACTTGATTTCGATAACGTCCTGGAATAAATCGTCCTTTTTTGTAATAGCCATACATTCCTCCATAAAAAAGCCCTGCACCACCTTACCACCTTTTCAGGTTCGACACGGTAAGACAATGCAAGGCTAACTAGTTTTTGATAACCAGTCGGGTAAGTGTCGATGTTACCTAACTAATCTCAAATACATCATACCATATTATACTATATTGTCAACACTTTCTTTTAACTATTTATCAACCCTATTCAATCTTAACTAACAACTAGATGCTCTATGGTGGATGTTGGTGCTCGTGCGTAAGCTCCCCAACCCCGAGTAAACGAGGTTGAGCAACTCACAACCTATGCTCTACGGAGCCATGCCGTATGCCAGTTGCGGTGACCGAGTGCGATACCACCGATCACTTTGGGCAGTTGACGGACTGTATCATCCGCTACTAACGCCTTGCCCTTTGCGCTCCCATCGTTGCCTCTTCCGTAGTCACCCTGTAGAGGCTCGGACAGCCCCAGACCCAAAACCCATTCTGCCAAAATCCAAAGCTCCGAATACCTGGACATAAAGAAAGCCTTAATGCAGGTGTTCGGTAATCAGCCGATACTTGACGCCCAATAACAACGTCAATCCACCTACACTAAGGCTCATGCTTGCAGTTATTGTGCTTCACGGTTGATTAGTCCGTAGCCCAAATATACCCCACATCCCCTCCAGTTGTCAACCAAAAAAATAAGTGTAAATAAGTGTTGACACATGGTGTAGCATGGTGTAGTATATAGGTAAGGATAGATAAAGGAGATACGAAATGGAAAAAGCAACCATGATTCAGAAAATCGAGAACCTTAAGAACGGAACCGGAATCAGCACCTACACCACAAAAGCTGGATATGTCACCAAAGACGCATACCGCACTATGACCCTCACCGATGCTGGAATCGCCTCCGAAGCATGGACAACCCCGATCGCCTACGAGGCCGTGACCCACGTCGAAGGCAGAAAAGACTGGGGGAAAAAGTTCATCGTTATCACCCTTGCCAATGGCGCAGAAATAGACATAAAGAGGGACTAAGCCGAAACCGCCTTCGGGCGGTCTACCAGTGAAGCTGGTACTGACGAGGCTGTCAGCGAAACAAGGGAGGAATGACATGGGATTCAAGAACGGACGCACCACAACGGAGATTGTGGATGAGCTGACCACAGAGCATGGTCCGAGGGGAGCGATTTTCTACATGGTGGGAGTCGTGGAGGCGGTCGAGGAACAGACCGCACGGTATCGGGCGCAGATTGACGACCTTATCCGCGAGGTAGGGCAACTTCGGGAAGCCGAGGCCGAGAGAAGCGATTATCCTGTTGACGTACGACTGGTGGATGTGACGGCTGAACGCGATGAGTACGAACGCGCGTTCAAGGAACTGAGAAAGGTGGTGGAGCAGACTCTGCCATGCGACAGGGGGAGATAGATGAATCTGAGCCAGTACGCGAAAGACCGAGGGCGCTCACCGTCCTCAATCTGGAACATCTGCAACCGTTTCAACATCGGGCAGGTGAAATACGAGAACGGCAGAATCCAGCGGTTGCTGTCGGAAGAGGATGTGAAGGAACTGGACAGGAGGTGGAGGAAATGATCGGTTCAAGTTGCACATGGCCTTCGGGAGATTGGGGCGATGAGTACGTGGAGGGAATGCGGAAACTTGGAATCGAGTTTGATGACGAGGAATATGACGACAACGATCTTGAGGGCGAAGAATCGGAAACGGAAGAAGGAGATGAGGAATGAATATTTACGAAAAACTGAACGCGGCGCGATTGCGGTTTCAAGAGAAGAACGTGAAAATGACAGGGGAAAACAGGGGAATCACCCGAAACGGTGCGAATGCCAGATACTACGAGCTATCCGATATCCTCCCAGTCCTCACGCCTATCTGCATCGAACTAGGAATCTGCAACCTAGAGAACTTCGGGGAAGAGGCAACGTTGACCTTGGTGAACACCGAGAAAACGGATGAATTTATTGTATTCCATAGCCCAATGTCAACCGCAGACCTGAAGAACTGCCACCCCGTGCAAAGCCTTGGAGCCGTGCAAACCTACCTCAGACGGTACTTATACCAGAACGCCTATTCAATCGCAGAGAGCGATGCACTAGACGGTGCGGACGCAAAAAAAGACGACCCAGCGCAAGCCCTCAAAGAAAAGAAAATGACTGATGAGGACTTCCGCACTATGGCGTGGGACATGCTCCTTGCCTCCGCGATGCCTGATGACAAAAAAGATGCTTGGATGAAGGCGTTTCAGACCCTGACCATGCCGAAAATCCACAACCTCATCGACATGCTGGCAGGTGCGAAAAAATGAATATCACCTATGACGACTTCGGACATGAGTACCGGGTAGTGGATGGGGTAAAATCCATCCGCATTCCGAGTATCACGCAGATCATGAAGGAAACGGGAATCATCAAACCAAGCACCTACGAGATCCCAGAGATGTACGCGAATCGTGGAACCGAGGTTCACGCAATGACTGAACTGATGGACACTGGCTTGTACGACCATATGTTCTGTTCCGCAGAATCGATCCCGTTCATGCTTCAGTACGAGCAATTCCTGCTCGATCACGACATCGAATACCTGGAATCGGAGAAAATCGTATTCAACGAATCCCTGTTCATCGCTGGACGGTACGACCGACTCTGGAAAATCGATGGAGATTTGCACCTGACGGACATCAAGACCACGAGCGCAAAGATGAGGGATCATGTGGTGCAAGTGGCGTTCTATGCAATAAATGTCATAGGATACCCAAGAATCTCAAACCTTTACCTTCACGAAACCGATTATAAACCTCACACATGGCTTGAATCGGAGCGCATCGAGGCCCTAGAGGTTCTGGACGCGATGAGCCGATGTTATTGGTTCGCGCATCCACGGGATTATAAGGCACTGAGGAAAATACAGGAGGGCGGGAAATGAGTGAAAGAAAATATCACGAGGGCGATATTTTTAAGACTGTCGGGGAATTAGCGGAATGGCTCGATCAAGGGAATTCCGTCTACATTTACGGGAGATTTAACCATCTTGGTTGGGTCACAAGCTTCCAATTCCGGTATTTGCAAAACATCATCAAGTCGGGAGTGGTCACAAAAGCCATTCCACAGGAGCCAGCGAAATGAGTTATGGAGAAGACATCCTTAGAGGCATGATAAAAGTAGGTGACCAGTGGGTTGAGAAAAAAGACGGACAAGAGCACATGATGAAGTTGATCAACACTTCGTACATGGTGAATGGCACACTTTTACAAACAGCCGTAAGGGTTGTTGATTTAGGTGTGTTGAAAGATGGACTCCTTCCGTGTCCAGTTTGTGGTGAATACCCAAAACGTGTAGAAATATCCTATCATTCGTACTGCATTATTTGCAATAAAGGCAATCATGATTTTAAAGCATTCCCAGAAGATGGAAAAAATAATGCTGACAAATTTTGGAACAGGAGAGCATAGCCATGACCATCACCCTCCCCGCCTCTTCCATCCAGCTTATCATAACCGACAAAGCCCTATACGCACAGTGGCTGAGGCTACAGACCCGGGCGTTGGAGAAAAAGGGAGGGCATCTCACTATCACGGTCGAGGAGCCGAAGCGACCGAGAACGACAGGCGAAGGCAGTCAGAACAGCCATATACACGGCCATTGCGGAAATATCGCGGAACAGATTTCGATGGACAAAGACCATGTGTACACAGCTATCAAGCGCATGGCTGTCGGCACTCTCGGCTATCCGACATGGCTGAACCCGATGGACGGGAAAGAAGAACCGCTACCACAGCATTTCGCATCGGTTGAGCAAGCATCGTTGCTGATTCAGATGTGCCACCAGTTCGCGGATACGAACAAGCTATGGCTGATTGAGAACATGGATAATCGGACGGTGAAAACACTTTTTGGAAAGGAGATGAAATGAGAGAGATTAAATTTAGGGCATGGCTACCAGAAAAAAATGACATGATGCCCATTTATGAAATAGATTTCTGGAATAGGCTAATAAATCACGATGGAAACTGCGGTATGAAAAGAAAATATATCCTCGAGCAATTTACTGGATTACTGGATATAAATGGCAAGGAAATATATGAAGGTGATATATGCAAAAACCACCAAGGACTCATAGGGTCGATCACATGGGATTCTATTCATGCAAGATTTGGATTTAGCATTATGCTTACCTGCACAGATCAAAAGCGTAGGCCAGTGGCGCAACCAATAGCAACAACATCAAAGCTTTTGATTATCGGTAATATTCACGACAAGGAGATGAAGGTATGAAACTATGGGATTGGGTGCGGTATTGCGGTGGGTATTTTCGGGTTTGCAACATCAGTTGCGGACAGGCACTAATCAGCGATGGGATTATTTACAAGCGCGTGTCGTTGAGCGTCCTGGAGGCTGTGGAAATCGAAGTGGACGATGACCCGTATCTGGAGGAATAGTTGCATATTGCATTCTATGATATCATATGATATAATAATAAATCATAGGGGGCATTATGGAAAACCTAGAGGAACTTAAAAAAAGATTCAGGCTTGTAGATGGCGTGTTAGAACGGTTTTATGATAGAGAAAAAAAATGGATGAAGGCTTATTTATACGTTGCCAATAAATACGTTAGCGTTGAGTTTTCGTATAATCATATTTCTTACCATAGGGTTTATTGGCAGCTATACTACAATGAGCAGATTCCAAAAGGGATGATGCTAGACCACATAGATGGGAATACACTTAACAACGATTTGAGTAATTTGAGAGTTGTTACACCAAGAGAAAACTCTAGGAACACGGCAAGGATAAGGGCTGGGAACCATGTTGGAGTTAATATGACTAAACATAGAAAGCAAATATTATGGTCTGCAACAGTTTATATCAAAAAAATCCAAGTGCGTATTGGTAGATATAAAGACCAAAAAATAGCCTGTTATATCCAAGAGTTTGCAGAGAAATTGTTGTATCTTTATGATGGCGACAAACAGAAATTCAGAGAAGAAGTGAGAAGACGACTAAAAAAGGAGAAAGAGGATGAGCAAAGAAGAGAAGTCAAAGATGGTCACGGTCAGTATTGTTTTGGAGAAGGATTTGTTGGAAACTATCAATCTCAATGCAACCAAGAATGGTAGGAAATTTAGCCAAGAGATTAGATATCAGTTGCATAAGGTTTATGAAATTACAGAAGAAAAATTATAACAACGTGGATAATAAGGAGTTGCTATGAAAGTCTTAGTCGCCTGTGAGGAATCGCAAGCCGTAACCATCGAACTGCGCAATCTCGGCATCGAGGCGTACTCGTGCGACATCATCCCTTGTAGCGGCGGACACCCTGAGTGGCATCTACAGCAAGATGTTACACCATTGTTGGAGCAAGATTGGGACATGATTATAGCGTTTCCTCCGTGTACGTATCTAAGCAATGCTGGAGCATCACATTTATGGAAGGGCCATAGATTGAACAATGACCGTTATCAGAAAGGTTTGGAGGGAAAAGCGTTTTTTATGCAATTTTATAATTGCAAATGCAAACGGATTGCGATAGAGAATCCAATGCCAAGCGCGATATTTGGAATGCCAGAATGCACACAAGAGATACAGCCGTGGCAGTTCGGGCATCCAGTACGGAAAAGAACAAGGCTTTGGTTAAAAGGTTTGCCACCACTTTCCCCAACAGAAATTGTCGAGCCGATACAAAGCTGTCACGATGCACACACATGGTTTTCTAAAGGAGGCAAGGATAGGCAGCGCAATAGAGCAAAGACATTCCCAGGAATCGCAAAAGCAATGGCAACTCAGTGGGGACTACTCGATGAATCCTATCCATCGGTCACGCAATTGGAATTATTTAATGCTTGACACCACCCCACGACATGGTATAATTGGCTATGAACATAAAAGCTTGGGAGTTCGCCTTGCTAGAGGCGATGAAGAAAGAATCAGTAAGCGGACACTATCACGGAACTTATCTAGACCTTGTAGACCTGACTGGCTGGCAGGTAAAAACGGTGATGAAGTATGTGAAACACTTAATCGCCAGCCGTGATCTGGAAGTGGTGACGCGAGGGCGGTACGGGAAACCGTCTATCTATAAAATAAAGGAGGAATGAATGGCTGATAAAATCTATTGCGGAAAAGCAAAGGAGGTGCAAGGAAATTACGGGGCATACTATCGCATCAATCTGTGCCTTTCCGACATCCCAGCCGAACACATCACGACCGTGGGAAACGGGAAGCAGTACGTGAATCTAGACCTTTCGATGATGAGAGCGAGGGACGATAAGGGCAACACGCACACCCTGTCGGTCAACACATGGAAGTCAGACGGCAACGCTCAAGGAGGGGCGAAACCACAGCAGAAGCCACAACCGAAGCCCGCACCGAAGCGACAGGAGGCGCAGTTTGCAGGGCCGGAAGAGTTTGAAGAGGATATCCCATATTGATCACGCAAGGGGCGCACAGAAACCAGTCGAGCCATGACCGACCGCCCCTAAAACCCCAAAGATTGCCAAACAAAAGGTGTTGGCTGCTTGCAGGTGGTACGGATAACCTGATAGTGATGGTAGAAACCATCTTAGATTGCCAGACCTGAAAAATGGCATTTGAACGGGAATGGTGGCAGTCGGGAGAGACCGGCACTTGATTTTAACGGAATAGATAAAGGAGGTTTGATATGCACCGTGCGGGAGAAAGCCCCGCGTTTTGGGTTACGATATCGAGGGAGTGGCGGAACTGGTAGACGCACGCACCATATGGCACGCTCACATCGGGTAAATTTGCAACGTTCCAAAGGTGTACCGATACAGTGCAGGTTCGACTCCTGCCTCCCTCATAGCCCGCATGGGTGAACATTTCATAATTAATCTGGCCTAGAGAAAGCCGTGTGGAAGCCACGGCGATCGGGGGATTGTCGCGCTGGATGCCTGACCGGTGCGGACTAGGGAGCAAAGCCCGAATCCTCCAAAGGGGGAATGAATGACACTGAGAGAGCGCATTGAAATGATAGAGCAGAAAACACGTATGCTCAACGCTTGCTGCTGGAAATGCGAGGTATGTGGAAAGCCACTGACGTTGGACGGTTGCCAACTAGCGCACCGTTTGCCCTCGACCAAGTACAACCTTTCGCACTTTGGCAAATCGCTTATCCACCATCCCAAAAATCTGGCTTGCGTGTGTGGCTTGAAGTGCAACAGCGCGGTTTTGCTGAACATCGCAACGCATCCAATAGAGGCTGGCAATCTGATAGAAGCGATCAGGGAGGATCTATGCTCGTGACCATTTACGGTGACCCCATCCCTCAACTCCGTCCACGAATCACCACGGTAAACGGATATGCGCGTTCCTACGACCCAACCAAGAGCCGTGACTACAAGGACTACATCCGGCTAGCTATCGCGGGAAAGTGCGACATGATGCTAAGTGCGGTGGTGTTCAGGATGGACATCTATCTTGCTATCCCGAAATCGTTCTCCAAGAAGAAAACACAATTGGCTATTGAGAAGCAATTACTTCCCACTTCCAGACCCGACATCGACAACGTGGAGAAAACGGTATTCGATGCACTCAAAAGCGTTGCATGGAAGGACGATTCGCAGGTGGTGGAAACGCATATCAGAAAGTTCTACGGTGAACAGCCGAGAATTGAGCTGGAAATAACGGTGGTCGAATGAGCGACCGATACTTCCCTCCTAACACCCGCGTCCGATACCAGGGCGACTTCTGGACGGTGCTAGGGCAAGCAGAGTTTGTGACGATCATCAACGAGCGCACGGGACGCTGGATACAGGTCATGGCCGATTTATTGGAGGTGGCAATTTGAACGTTCCGAAAGTATACGCAGACCCCCACGAGGCGGCGAAGGAAAGCCGAGAGCACAAGGCGGTATCCCAGCCCCCGTTTTTCATCCAGACCGTCCGAGGCCGCTTTCTTATCCAGATATGCTACCCGTTGCATGGAAGCCCGTATCCGGTGTACAAAACCGCGAACGGTATCAGGGTGCATGATTTCAAAGTGACCGCAAAGATGGTGGACGCGGTGAAGGAGTGGAAAGCATGGTAGACAAAACAGATACGCAGGTGCTACAATCCAAGGCATGGGAGAATCTAGTGAAGCAAGTTGAATATCTGAACACATTCGCGGGAAACCGAAGCGAGAACGCAAAGCTGACCAAGATGGTCAAAGAAGCTATGGACAAGGCAAAGGAGCAGATGAAATGAAGAAAGCACTTCCAATCATCTCTATGATCGCCTACATCGCTCTCTACGCCATCATCACCAAAGACCTTGCACTTGGACACCACTTGCTGGCAACGCTGTTTGTAGCGGTTCCCCTAGCCATCCTAGCGCAGTTCGCCAAAGAGGTCGGGGGATGGAGAATACTCTCAGACATCATCATGGGAAAGACGTTCTGCCCCTCATGCAACGGTACTGGCATTGTTGCCAAAGATGGAAACTTCGAGAAATGTGACATTTGCAACGGAACGGGCATAAAACGCTATAAGGATACCATTTAATGGGAAGAAGGGTAACAGTAGAAAGCCATCCTCAAAGGGATGCGATAGTAAAAGCTGTTATCTCAGGGAGAAAGAGCTATCAAGACATAGCCGAACGTTACGCAATACCGAAGTCCACACTATGCTTTTACGTAAAAGAGCGCCTTATGCCAGCAGTAGCGAAGGTGAAGGCAGTCGAGCAGAAGAAAGAGGGTGATGCGTTCCTAAACCGCATTGAAACAGCGATGGTGCGGGTGCAGAAGCTCTACGATGCTTGCGACAAGTGGCTACTCGACAGCGATAACCCCAACGAGTACAACCTAGACCCAAGAGCATCGGAATACACAGTGATATACCTTGAGCCAGAAGTAGAGGGACAGCAGCGCAAGCGCAACAAATGCTCATTGCAACAGCTCCTAGACCGCATTGAGGCTTCAGGACGGGAAAAGCTTTTGGTAGAGTCAAAGACCGCCGATGTGCGCAAACTACTCCTAGATACCGCTATGGTGCTCAACAAGCAACTAGAGCTGTTGGCCAAGATACAGGGACTGGTAAAAGACAATCTGAACGTCACGGTGAATGCCGAGAACATCTACACCAACATCATCCAAGTGATCAGCAATGCAACAAAGGAATTTCCAGACATAAGGGAGCGTATTATTGGAGAACTTGAAAAGTCTACCAAATCTATCACTGGATAAGATATACGCCTCAGCTATTCTCGGCCTGTCCCGCTCAAGGTACGTCAAGTCCTTGGGCTTTGTTCCGTTCGACTGGCAGTTCATGGTTCTGGAATCCACGCATAAGAGAAAGCACATACTCGGAGCTAGGCAGGTTGGGAAAAGCACGATTGTAAGCTCGATACCGTGCCATAGGGCGCGTTTCTTCCCCAAGAGCCTGTCTATCATCATGGGAGCGACAGAACCTCAGGCACGGGAGGATATGGAAAAGGTCAAGGACTTCATCAGCCGCGACCTAGACTACCCTAAAATCATACGTGATAGCGACTCATTGCTGGAATTGAGCAATGGAAGCCGTATCGTGGTTGTCCCAGCTACCGAGAAATCAGCCCGTGGGTACTCATCTCCCGATGTCATAGTGCTGGACGAGTGCTCACGTATCGAGGACGCGGTATATCGCTCCGGTGTCATGCCCATGCTCACGAACAACGAGAAGTGCGAGGTCATACAGATATCCACCCCGAATGGCAAGCGAGGATTCTTCCACAAGGCATCGGAAAACGAACGGTGGGAACGATTTATCATACGCGCACCTTGGGATGTATCCACCGATGGATGGTCACTCATAGAGGCGATAAGCGAGTCTGAGTTCAAAGCGATCATGGCAAAGCGTGGTGTCACCGCGTTCTACAGCCCACGGCATTATATATTCGATGAGCAGTTGGGTAACCTGGACGAGATGGGACGCGACATGTACAAGCAGGAGTATTGCTGTGAGTTCGTGGAGCCGAACGAGCAGGTGTTCAGCTATGACGAGATCAACGCGATATTCAAGGGCACATCCAAGCCTCTTGACTTCTCGATTGGGAGCGCACAAGGGCTGGAATTGCCAATTAATTACTGAAAGTTCGGGCATGAGTACCGGATTATCCGAGGCTGATACAAAAACATGGGGAATAAATTGACAAATGGCTAAAGAATACCTGATTTTAGTAGACCCCGGGAAGAAGCGCGACCCCACCGCAATCATGGTGATGCGTGACAACATCAAGATACTGGACGGCTCCAAAAGGGCTGGAGTTCCAGACAAGATTCAGCACTTCTATGAGATTATCCACTTGGATAAAGTGATCGATACACGCTTCACCGAGGTTTGCCGGATTATCAACGTAATCACCGAGCATCGGGACATAAAGAACAACCACGACTTGGTGATTGACGGAACAGGCATAGGTGAGGTCGTGATAGACATTCTCAGGGAGAATTATTTAATTCCTGTACCGATAGTGTTCACAGGCCCGGGACAGGTGCGCGAGGTGTTCTCGTCTTTCGGAAAGGTGTTTGGGAACGGATTCACAGGCGCTCAGGTGCTCAAGGAGATACACGTACCGAAAGAGGATTTGGTTGCGGCAGGACAGAACATCGTACAGCAAGGAAGGCTTGCGATAGCACCCGGGTTGAAGTTCGAGGACGACTTCAAACGGCAGATGTTGATGTTCCGTGGAAAAGTGAATGAAAAAACACGCAATGTGTCGTATAATGCGAATACCGAGGAAGATCATGATGACCTTGTGGTGTGCTTCCTTATGGGGGCGTGGTGGTTCACAAGAAGCAGGAAAACGGACGAGCAGGTAATTCCGCCAGAAAAGCAGAAGCCAGACTGGAATCCCATGGATTATCTATGAGGCGCATATGGTAACGAAAGAGCAGATGCAACGGCTACAGCGGGTACGTGAAACACTCAAGACCGAACGGGAGCGATGGGACAGCCTCTGGCTCGATATCGCGCGTAGGATAAGCCCCTATCACGGCGACTGGTCTGATTCCAGCCCCACCAGCGAGGGCATGGTTGACCTACGGGAAAACTTCGACAATACGGCTATGAAGGCCTCTAACCGACTCGCTGACGGTATCCAAGGCTATGCGTGTGGACGCACTATCAGTTGGTTCCGTCTTGCGTATGAAACCGAGGAACTGAACACGGTGGACGAGTACAAATCCTACCTACAGGACAGCGAGAAGCTGATGTACAAGGATCTCGCGAAGTCCAATTTCTACGATGAATGTAGGTCGTTCATCAAATGCGGTGCTGACTTCGGTACGGCCATCATGCTTCGTGAGAACAACAACAAACGCAACCTACCCTGCTACCGTACGCTCCACCCAAAGAACGCGCTTATCCAAGAGAACGCATTCGGAGAGGTAGACACGCTGTTTCGGGAGTTCTGGCTATCGACCGAGGATGTCAAGGACTATTTCGATGGACTTCCATTGCCACAGCTTATCAAAATTTGCGATGTGCAGACCAAGATGTGGAAAATCATCCACTACGTAGGGGCGTCAACCCGATACAAGCTGAGCATAAAAGGCAAAGACCCGTACGTGTCGCTCTATTGGGCTGAGATAGACAACGAGTTCCCCATCAAGGAAGAGCGCTTCGAGTACAAGCCGTTCTACGCATGGCGTTGGGCGCGGTCATACATCGGGGATATTTGGGGAGTGGATGCTCCTGGCATGATAGAGCTGTCAAACGCGAAGCAACTCAACGGTATGCAGAAAGACAAGTTCCGTATCAGCCAACTCACAGCCAGACCTCCTATCAAGCGCACAGAAGGGCTGTTGGTTAACTTTGTCCCCGGTGGACTCATAGATGTCCGCGCAGGGCAGGACTTCCAACCACAGCCCATCACAGGCAATCTGGCATGGCTCACGGACGATATCGAGAAGATGAAGTCGGCAACGCGGGAAACCTACTACTCCGACTTTTTCCTTGTCCTCACCGAGAACATAGACCGCATGAAAACAGCGACCGAGGTTGCAGGGTTGCAGGACGAGAAAAGCGCGTTGCTTAGTTCGTTTTTCGGCAGACTTGCTACCGAGTTCCTAGAGCCTGTCTTGGAGGACTTGTTCGCATCCGAGATCAAATTCAAGAAGCTTGAGCTACCACCAGCGGGACTTGCAGGCAAAGACCTTGCTATCGACTTCGTGTCCCCGCTTGCGATGATACAAAAACGCGCTCACGAGCTGTCAACCACTAAGGCGTTCATGGCCGAGATTCTTCCGCTTGCAGATCTTCGTCCTGACATCCTTGACAAGGTGGATATCGACAAGTACGTGGATGTAGTGGCGGAAGCCGGAAGCGTCAACCAGCGCGTGATACGCAAGGACGATGATGTCAAGAAAAATCGC